ACAAGTGATGTAGATAACATGCAAGTAAACTTCTTGTCAGAAAGAGCTGTTTGTACTTTAGGTGCTAACAACTTCTTTATCTTCCAAGAGTAATAAATGAGTATTTTTTCGGGGGAGTCTTAGGATTCCCCCTTTTTTTTTTTTTTTTTATCTAATCAAATGAAAACTACTACTAAATACGTAGATAAAATCTACAAACTAACGCGCGAAACAGCGCCACTATCCTTAATTTTAGCGTCAAGACATACTCAGAGGTTTCCTTTATTGTGGTTTGACGAAAAAACAGGAACAAATAAAGCTTTGCGTTATGCAAGAAACCAAAACTCTCCATTTCAAGAAGATCAAGATGATAATGCAATATTAGAGCCTATAGTTTTTGAGAATGGTTTTTTAACGGTGCGTAAAGAAAATCAAGTCCTACAAAAATTCTTAGCATACCACCCAGGAAACGGACGGGTCTATGTTGAGGTTGATAAAGCAAAAGATGCAGCACAAATTGTAGAGGAGCTAAATGCTGAGGTTGATGCATTAATAGAAGCAAGACAATTAACTGTAGACCAGGTTGAAAGTGTTGGAAGGGTTTTATTTCAGCAAGATGTTACCACTATCACTACCGCTGAACTAAGAAGAGATATATTAGTGTTTGCTAAAAACCAGCCTAAAGACTTTTTATTATTACTCAAAGATCCAGCATTAAAGCTAAACGCCAAGATTCAATTATTTTTGGAGAAAAATATTTTACAGTTTGGAAACAGCAACAAAGAGGTCTGGTTTAATACACCATCTAACAAAAAGAAAATGTTAAATGTGCCTTATCAAGAAGATCCTATATATATTATAGCATCATTTTTTCAAAGCGATGAAGGTTTAGAAGCATTAAAGCATTTATCTGGTTTAGCTAAGAGTATGTAAATAGTGTGTTTTTAATTTCCGTATCTTTGTTTTTTGTTTAACCCATAAAATTTTTAACATGGCAAAATATATTACAATTAATTCTTCTGATGACGCAGGAAATGCGCACATAGATATCGACAAAATTTTATTTGTTGAGACAAACTCGTCTACAGCAGCTAAAATTTATTTAATGGACGGAACTAAACACATAGCAATTACAGGAACGGGCTTAACTTCAGGGTTTGGAGCAAACGTAAATGCAGCTTTAGTTACTGCAGCTCAAACAAGCTGGACAAACGCAGCTGTGCCTGTAGACTTAACAGGAATGACTGTTACAGCAATAGCTATAGCTTAATCTGGTTTTTTATTTTTTAATATTTAGAGAAGGGGTCATGAAAAATTGACCTCTTTTTTTTTTACTTATCTTTGTGTAAAAGAATAACAATGATAAATTCTGTACGAAATACAGTTTTAGCAATTATAACCAAGAACAACTACGGTTATTTATCACTAAATGATTTTAACTTATTTGCTAAACAAGCTCAATTAGATTTATTTGATGAATATTTTTTTCAATACAATCAACAAATAAACGAAGAAAACGCAAGATTATCAGGAACTGGATATGCGGATATTAAAAAAGGATATGAAGAGGTTATTGATACATTTTCAGCAACATCAAGTTTAGCACAAACCTATACTACATCAACTACGGTTGCGCCAAGTGGGTTGGGAAATGTATATTCAATGCCATCAGAAGCCACAACGGGATTTGATTATTATCTTTTAAACAAAGTTTTAATCTACTCTAGTGTTACGGCTACTGGCACAAATACTGCCGTAGCTGGCGCCTCAGCTGGAAACGAGTTAATAGATGCAGCAGCTACTTTTACAGCGAGTATGGTTGGTAACACTTTAGCAATAGTGCTTAATAATAATGTGGTTACTACAGCGTTAATAGTCGGATATACAAGTCCTACAACATTAACTATAAACACCACGTTAATAACGACAACGGGTAAAAATTATAAAATATATTCTCCGTCTAATTTGACGGCTGAAGCAGAGTTAGTAAACAATAGTAAAATTACAATGTTAAACAACTCATTGCTTACATCGCCTAATATGACATATCCAGCTTACACTCAAGAAGCCAGTAATATAACTTTACATCCTAATACTGTCTCTGCGATGGGGCAAGTGGTAGCGCAATATATAAGATACCCGAAAGATCCGAAGTGGACTTTTACAACTATTTCAAATGGTGATCCTATATTTGATCAGAGTCAAGCTGATTATCAAGATTTTGAACTACCTATAGACGATGGTAATGATTTAGTATCTAAAATCCTACAATATGCAGGTATATCGATTAGAGAGGGAGATGTGTTTAAGTTTGGTCAAGTTGAAGAACAAATGCAAAATCAAGAACAATAATTATGGCATATATAGATCAAAAAAAATATTATACTAATGATGGTGTAAATCCGACAGATTTAAATTGGGGATCATACCAATATATTAGTTTAACAGATATAGTCAATAATTTTTTATTGATGTATGACGGAAACCATTCGTTAATTAATAACGAAGAAAGGTATAAAATATTGTTTCATGCAAAACGCGGTATTCAAGAATTAAACTATGACGCGTTTAAAGAAATAAAATCTTTACAGCTTACTGTTTATTCTGATTTAAGGTTTGTGTTGCCTTCAGATTATATAAATTGGGTTCGTGTGTCATTATTTAAAAACAACACTATAAGACCATTAGTTGAAAATATACAAGTTCAGTCAGCTTTATCATACGTTCAATCTGCTACATCTACATTTACTTATGACGCTGATGATAATGTAAACACCCAAACATCAAGCTTAGACACTGCTAGAACAGATGGGTCTTTAAAAAGCATTTATTTGAATCAGGCAGATTTAGATCAAGATAATAATCCACCTTACAATGAGGATTATTACGATACTTTCATAGGAGCTCGCTATGGGCTTAATACAGAAACAGCTAACATAAACCCTACCTTTACTATAGATAAGAAAGCAGGGGTCATTAATTTTAATTCCACTATGGCAAATGAGCAATGTATATTAGAATACATTTCTGACGGAATGGAAGGTGGTGATGATTCACAAGTTACTTTAAATAAACTTTTCGAAGATTACATTTATGCATATATAAAATACGCTGTTTTAAATAGTAAGTTTGGAGTTCAGGAATATATAATTAATAGAGCAAGAAAAGATAAATCAGCATTGTTGAGAAATGCAAAAATACGTTTAAGTAACATTCACCCTGGACGTTTGTTGATGAATATGAGAGGGGAAAACAAGTGGATAAAATAACATGGCAAGAACGCAACGAAATTTTATTGCTGGCCGTATGAATAAAAGCCTTGATGAAAGGCTTATACCAAATGGCGAATATGAAGATGCGCTTAACGTCAGGTTAGGATCTACAGAAGCATCAGAAATTGGGTCGGTAGAAAACTCTAAAGGAAACACAAAATTAACTCAATTGTTTTTTTTAGATCAAACTCAGCTTAGCGCCTCAGCAAGAGCAATAGGAGTTTTTGAGGACAGTGCAAACGAAACTATTTATTGGTTTGTGCATGATCCATTTTTTACATTATCAGACACTGGCAAATGTGATATGATATGTTCTTTTAATACGACAACTGCACAAGTGACATACCATGTAGTCAGCACGGACGATGGTTCGGGTGATATAACTACATTAAACTTTAATCCAACTTTCTTAATTACTTCAGTAAATTTAGCTGGCGATTTATTATTTTTTACAGACAATTTTAATCCACCTAGATTTATAAACATAAAAAGGACATATGCCGAACCATTGCTAGGAGGAACACCTCCTGCAGCACAAACCGCTTTATGGAAGTTTAAGGCTGAAAAAGTACAAGTAGCTGGAAATGAATATATAGGATTTCATCAAGGGGTTTTGGCAGGATGTCCTACGCAAATAATGCCAGGGTACGGAACAGGAATATCCCCTACAACTGTACAAGTCGCATTACCGGGTACTGATTGTTATACTCAAGGGGTATCAGGATTTACAAAAGGTTTTGGTATTCAAGGCGGCAACACAGCAAGCGGTTTAGCACTAACACAATTTTCAACCTATGTAAATTCAAATCTCACAACATTTGGAGTAATTAATTCTAATGGAATTAGCAATCCTGGTACGTCAACTATCTCTGGGAATATACAAGGAGATGACGGGAATAGTGGTACATGGTCAGCAACATATTCGTCAATTAACCAATATGTAGACGGTAGTGGCGTTACTCAACAACCAGAGTCAAGAGGTAGTGTGACATTAAACGGAATAACTTTAACGGAAAACGTAACATATACCTTATCCTGATGGCTTTATATATAGATCAATTTTCTGCAGAGTCTTTATTGGTAATAAAAAAGCCACCTTCTAGTGCGCCTACTATTGTTCCTTTTCAAACAGGAAGCGAAAATAATTTTTTAGAGGACAGGTTTGTATGTTTTGGATATCGTTATCAATACGCAGACGGAGAGTATTCCGCAACTTCTCAGTTTAGCCCTCCTGCATTTACATCGAGTTCTTTTAGATTCGGATTAGGCAGTTTTTTAAATGAAGGAATGTTAAACAGCACTAATGCTGTAAGAGTAGAATATAATACAGGAGGTCCTTTAGTAAAATCAATAGAGATTTTATTTAAAGAGTTAAACGACCCTACTATTAAAATAATAGAAAACCTAAACAAAGTAGATTTAGGATTAGGCAATAATCAAAGTGCCGTATATACTTTTGAAAACCAAAAAATATTTACCGTACTTCCTGAATATGAAATATTAAGGCTGTATGACAATGTCCCATTATTAGCAAAAGCGCAAACATTAATGGGTAATCGAATGGTTTACGGAAATTACGTGGAAGGTTACAATTTAATAGATAGGCTAGACGATGCAGTTCAATTTAATTTTTCAACCGAATTAAAAATAGATGAGATAGGTTTAACCGATTTGACAACGCTTCGGGTCGACGGAGGATATGATTTAGGAGGTTATGTACCTATTCCTTTAGCTAAAGTTAATATTACGCTAGACCCATCAGATTTAATTAAGGGAGCTTCAATCACAATATCTGTTCAAGTACAGCACTATTCTTTTGCTGGTCAAGCGCCTTTTCCTACCGAAACGACTGTCGGCACCCTTATTAGTTTTACTTACGTTTTACCTCAAACATTTACAAACGTTTATCAATTAGCACAAAGCTCAGATTTTGTGTCTAAAATTGGTACAGCTAGCAATATTAAAACAGTAGCTAACTCTTGTACAGGGTCTACATTCACAGATATTTTTAATTGCGCCATACCCAATCAACTAGATGCATATTTCAAAAAAGCAAGCGGTATAAGTGCTGTAGGAGAGCCAATAGAAATATTTTCCTCTCCAAGCAGTAATGATATAGGATTGCAATTTCCAGCTATGCAGTTTGTAGATAACATAAATACACCAACGCAGACATTTTATGAATACTATAATTTATCGTTTGCAGATGCTTCTTATACTAAAGCGTCTAATAATTATTCACTACATAGTAATCGCGGATATGAAATTGGTATTGTATATATGGATGAATTTAATAGAGCTTCAACAGCACTTGTAAGCCCTTTTAACACCATACATGTGCCTTGTGAAAATTCTGCTTTTAAAAACTCGATAAGAGTAACAATACCTGGTGGGAATGTTACACCCGCGCAAATAGCTCCCTATTGGGCAACAAGATACAAGTTTGTAATAAAGGCAGACAAGGACACTTATAATACTATTTATACTAATATTTATTTTGAAGATCCAGATAACAACTCGGTGTATTTTTTATTAGAAGGTGAGAACTCAAAAAAGATTGAAGAGGGTGATAGATTAATAGTAAAATCTGACACACATGGGCCAAGAAAAAATTGCACATTTACTACTGTATTAGAAAAAGAAACAAAATCAGCTAATTTTTTATCTATACCAGATCCTCTCCAACCAGGTGTAGCTGATGCTTTTATATCCATTCCAGGCGGCGTATATATGAAATTAAACCCAAATAATTTTGTTGTTAATAATGACGAGACGGCTGGGGGAAATATAATAACAGGTAATTTAATAACTGAAATTGCTAGAAGTCGAGGTGTGTATGGAGTCGCTGCTGCCCCTGTAACTGTAGAAAATCCAAATGGATCGGGTGCTACTGCCAACATGGATTATACATTACCAGCTGGAAGTAGAGTCATAATAGAATATACAACTCGAAGAGATGGCCGATCAAATTCTTTAGAGCAAAGATCATATGAATTAACTTTAGAGCTTACAGCGTCTCAAGATTATAACAATTTTAAAGATTTTTTTGATGGAGACAACGTATCTGCATTGCTTGACACTGGTACTTCTTGCAATGGATGGCCAAGAAATTCATGTAATCAAACAAGCTATTTAACATCTTATGACAATACTTACGAAAGCCCAGCTACAACTGGACCCCCATCGGGCAATATAAGAAGCGGAAATTCACAAATAAATGCAGCTTTTGGAACTATTTTCTTTAGATTTTACGAAGATACGTCGACGGGAAAAAAATATTTAATGGCTACAGGGGCAGAAGCGGCAGGTTCTGGTAGTAGAGCTAAGTCGTTTACCACATTAAGAATAGAAGTGGTAAGGGCTGAAACATCGGTTATATTTGAAACACTACCAGCTGATGCGTTACCAGATGTCTGGTATGAAAATGATTTGTCTTTTTCAATTGATAAACAAGGACAGCATTCAGGAAATGTACAAGATCAAATAATTGATTTTCAAAATACAGGAACTATAACACCGCAGGCTGCTATTATAGATACGGGCTTTTCTAATTGTATAGCTTTTGGAAATGGGGTAGAAAGTTATAAAATAAGAGATTCTATAAATTCTAAAACATTAAACTTTGGAAACAGAGTCACAAGCACGTCTGCACAGATTTATAAAGAGGCTCATAGATTTGCAGATTTAACATACAGTGGGGTATTTAATGATGAGTCAAACGTAAATAAGCTTAATGAATACAATCTCGGATTGTTAAATTTTAAGCCTCTAGAAGATTTGTATGGTCCTATCGAACGACTTCATGCAAGAAGAACTGACATACTTACCCTTCAAGAAGATAAAATTTCATATGTATTACAAGGCAAAGATATATTGACTGATGCAGGAGGTGGGGGAGCGTTAACCTCTGTCCCTACGGTATTAGGTCAGCAAATAGCTAGAGATGAAGAGTTTGGAATCAGTAATAATCCAGAAAGTTTTGCTGTGTATGGGGCTGAAAAGTTTTTTACCGATGCCAAAAGAGGAGCTGTATTAAGGTTAAAAGGGGGTGATTCGGGACCCGAAATGTTATCTGTAATATCTGAAGTAGGTATGCGAGGGTGGTTTAGAGATTTTTTTATTGATACCATCGGAAATCAAAAGCTTGGAGCATATGACCCTTACATGAACGAATACGTTTTAGCTTCTAATGGCGAGAACATAGCAGGTTTTACAAATTGCTTACCTTGTGGATTAACAGAAAATGTTTTAGTAAATCCAGGTCAAGAAACTATTTATTGTGTTAATGTTACGCAAGAGATTGGCACAGTAGCGATAAACTATGTTATTCCAAATGCAGAAGAAGACGCTCTTATAACAGAAATAAATACACCAAGTGCAGGAACAGGTTTACAACAAATAGTTACCGAGCAAGGACTTCCAATAGACACTGAGGAAACTAACACAGGTGTTGGTTACACGATTGAGGCTATTTATAATAATGTGTCTTACACTACAGGATTAGTATTTATAAGTGGAACCTTATTTGTAAATAAGAATATTGTTGATGCAACTCAAATAACATTAAGAGTTACTACATCCTCATTAACACCAGATACAATACAAATCACAACCGAATGCCCAGAAGAAAACACATTGACAATATATAATATAGCTTTAACTAGCGGAAATGAAGCAGGACAGTTTATTCACAACCAATACTCATGGACAGATAATACTTTTACTTCACCGCTTCACTCTACTCAAATTACATTTTCTGCAGACACTTCTTCAAATCCAATAGTGTCTCAATTTGACACTGTAAGTGGTCCAATTGGAGCAGGAATTATTCCAAATGAAGCAGCTCTTGTAAATATTATTAGTAATAAAATAGGAAGTGACAACTTTGAATTTGATAGCACTACAAATCAATTCAGATTTTTAAGGACCGATGCGACATATCAAAATAATTCCAATGATATATTAACTTTATTTGGTTTGTCAAGTCAAGCTACTCCTATAGTAACTACAGGGG